TAATCCAGATCCACCAGCCACCGCCGCCCCACATGCCATCATTGTCATTTCTTGTAACTGCTGCCACATCCGCAGCCGTTAAGCCCATGCCATCGTTTGTCATGTTGGTTGTCTCCTTATCATATATTTATCAAGCCGTTGCGCACCGGCGAGATAGCTATTTAATCATTTTTGCAATTTGCCCAAGATCCATTCCGTTCTGTCGGCACATCTGCTCAAATACCTGTTGTGGATTTTTTCCCTGGCACATATCCATTGCCTTTTTTATGTTCGGATTCTGCTGTGCCAATATGTCCATTGCAGCATGCGGATTCCCAAACTGTTTAATCTGGTTTACCACCTGCATAGCTTGTGATATAGCAGACATAGAGTTGTTTCCACCTGCGTTACCCATCATACCCATTAAAGGATTCATAAGGTTTCCTCCTTCTTCTCCTGCGCCGGTTCACCCAATTTTGTGAGTAACGCATTAAATTCCTCGCGGGTCACATAATCATTGCTTTTCTGAGGTGCTGTGGGCGCGTCAAGTGGAATTTCATGGAACTGAAATGCCTTAAAAGTAGCACTTCCCATGTTATCCACGGTTTTTACATAAAAAATAGGAGAGTTGTTATCCATCATCCATGCAGTATTTCCCGGCTGTACAATCTGATTCTTTGCCCCATCAACTCCGGCCACATAAATCCAGTTGACATTCTGTGTAGGCATCACCGGTTGTGCCGAAATCTGATTCGGGTACTGCATCTGCTGCCTTTGCTGTTCCATCTGCTGGATACGTTGCTGGATTTCCAACTGATCCGGTGTCATCATGTTCATTCCGTACACTGGCGGCATATATCCCATAGCTATTCCTCCCATGCCTTCAAATCATCCAAAACAGATGATATGGATATGAAATCTTTGCTAACTTTTTATATATAAATTATGGCATAAAAAAGGAGCCTTGATGGTATCATCAAAGGCCCGCAAAAGTCTCAGCATACTTTTATAATCTTTCTGTTTACTCTGCAACTCAACCGCTTAATGGTCGCACTGCTCATATTCATGATTTCCGCACATTGCATCAACGGTACACCCTGCGACCGGTACTCAAACAGTGCACGTTCCTCTGGCGTAAAGTTGGCAAGCTGCCGAAAGCGGTCAAGCTCCGGCTTCGTAAAATCATAAATCTTCAAAATTAACCCTCTTATTTGTCCGTCAACGCATGAATCAGATCGTCCCTCGTTTTTTTTAGACCCTCGACATTGTTCCCGGTAATTTTGTTCTCGATCAGATCAAACATACTACGCATTAACAGACTCATATCATTCCTGTTCTGGTTGATATCCTTGTAGTCCTGATTTAGCTTAGATTTGATATCTTTGATATCGGACTCAATCGTATCCAGCCTACACTTAATGTCCGTCTGTGGTTTCTTTGCTCCGGCATAAATCTTATAGATCACACCGCCAGCAGCTCCGATCACGGTAACTGCTCCGCAAATCTGCAAAAGAGCCTGTCCAAATTCCATATAATTCATTCGTTTTTCACCTCTGATTCATAATGATCGCACTTTTTACAGTCTTCTCTATCAGGGAACCCAAGTATATAATCGCTCTTTTCACATACGCATATGTCCTCGCATAAATGTATGCAACGTTTCTCTTTCGGTTTATCATCCATTAGCTTATCCCCTTTGCATCCTTATAGAGCTTTGCATCAGCCCTTGCCTTTCGCACCTGCTCCCGCTGCCACTTTGCCATCTGTAGCCGCTCGTTCTGTGGCTTTAGATTGTTGTCCTTGCAGTATTGGCTGTATGCAGTTGACTGTCTTTCAAGCAGATAAGACTTGCGCTCCAGAAGTTGCTGAAGCTCAAACCTTGCCGCATCGTCCTTAGTATTCTGCACCGCATCCTGCAAAGCCATAACCGCCCGCTTGGTGCTCCTGATTCTTCGCTCCAATAACCTCTGTCGTTTCTGAGCCTGTTCTGCCTTGTAGTTGTCCGCCTGGTTGATCTCCTTGTATGGGTTATCTTCTGATCGGCCTGTCCCAGATCCGAATGAGTGACGGCAATTCCATCCACACAGTCCCTCACCTGTGCCGTATCCTGTGGACTCTTTGAAATCCGGGAACCGCTTATCTATTCCGGTGCGGGAATAATACTGCCCTTGCCACCATAGATGATTACTCGGATTCTGCCCTCCATCTCCGGTACGTGCGCCCACATGAGCAGATACAAGAATGATATCCCAGTCCATTTCTTCCATGCGCTTTAAGGCTATGTCTCCTGTCGCCTGTGCTATCCCTGTCCGTACTGCACGCGCTGTGGCAGTTTCCAGCGTGTCCTTGTGACCTGTTGGGTATATGATTACCGCGCCACTGTCTATAGCCATTTCCACCGCTTCTCTTACCGCCTGTGCGTATGATGTTGATCCGGTCATAACCTTGTTGTACGCAAGGTCACATGCTGTTATATACGTCCTTTGAGCCGTTTCTGCCGTTGTCCTTGTAAAATTATCCCACTCGCCAAGAGTCGCCAGCATATTACGCTCCATGAGCCGTATAAGCCCGGGGGACTGCTCTAAAGGCATAGGAGATAACCCGGCATCAGTATAAACCTTGTGGTCATACTCTAAAGCCTTAACCCCGGCTTCTTCCATTGATGCTTTAATCTCTTTTTTCTGCAGCTTTGTCCTTTTTGCGAGTTCGGCTGTTATCTCTTCTAACAGATATCCTGATTCCTGCAGTGTCTCAATACTCCATCGGTCTGTTCCAGACAATATATAGTCCTTCCCTTTTCCGATTCGCCGGAGTATCCGGATCACAAGACGGTCAATGATATAATCATGCAGATCGGACGCTATCTTTTCGCTTCCTTCCGCCACGTTGCGGAGATATTCCGGGTCAAGCATTTTTTATATACCCAGACTGGCATTCGCTCATCTTCTTGCAACTCATTTCACTATCGCAGAATACAGTTTCATTTCCTTTCAAAACGTTACCTTTATTGCAATATCTTTTCATATTTGCGATAACTTGGATTCTTGGGCATTCACATTCGAGACAACATTCTTTTAATCTGATCTCTACCATCTATTCCTCCTCAAACAGCCCTTTTTCTTTTGGCTTTGCTTCTTCAACCATTTCCTTTGCTTCTTCTTCCGACATACCCTCGAATTTTTGGAAGTACATCCATGCCGGCACTTTTCCCTGCAGTACATACTGCCACCAGCGTATTCTGTCCTCTTCCCGGTTGTATGTGATATCTCCGAAGTCATAGGTTACCTCATATGTTCCAACAGGCGCAAGACCGTACAAATCTGCAAAGACATTCAGCGCATAGATTGTACCATTCAGGCACTCTTCCAGCTTATCCCGCACATCTTTGATATACTGGATCGTCCTCCGGTCGTCAGCTTCCACCTGCGTAGCCGTCACCATTCCTGTGCTCTGGTTAAATACAAAGTATCCGTTGCTAAATCCGCACTTATAACCAATCTGAGACAGAAGTGCATCAATACCTTTCAGACGAGTATCTGTGTTAAGTTGTGGGTTGATCTCCTGATAAAATTCCTTCTGGTCATTGCCAAACACATTCTTCACGTAATGCGGGAGCTTCATCTCTTCTCTTCTTCTCTCCCGAGTTTCTGTGGTCATGTTGTTTAGCTTCGTTCCGTCCGGAATCAGAAGACGATCATCCGCAAGCACAATCTTCTCACTGTCGTAGATCTCTCCTGCATTCCGGCTGTATGCCACGTCCAGATCTCTCAGCTCCTCAATAGCCTCTGCATATACCGGCAAACCCATAGGTGTTTCCAAATCCTTGTTGTTTGCCTGAGGTGTTCTCATCATGCCAAATAACGGACCATCAAGCCTTGATCCGTCCGCTTTGAGAATCGGCGGTGTCTCTTCCATGAGATTGCTCCAGACCGTGCCAGATAGTGACACCGGTTTCCCAATGTCACTTGGATTCTTGGACACATAAGCCTTATTGGTTACTATGTACGGCTCTGTTCCGTCTTCTGCATGTTCAAATCTATGATATTCCAATCTGGTATAGTATTTGTCGTTATCCGTGTATGAATCGCGGAAAATAATGCCCTTTACTCCAAGATTGTCGTACTCGATCAGTAGCACATCCGCAGGAGTAAATACATCAATGCCTGTCCCGTTCGGTTTTAGGAAGACCGTGCCATACGCGCATCCATACTCTACCCAGTGCCGAATCTTGAAATACATTGCATCAATCTGAGACTGCAGCCATGTTGCCCTGGCAGACCCATCAATCGTGATCCCTATCGCCAACGTAGTTAGCCGTGATGTCTCTGAGCATACAGATTTTGCAAAGTTAATGGTCTTTACCCCGTCTTTGCCATTGACCCAATATGGATGTCCCGAATATATACCGTAGCAGACGCTGATAATCTTTTCCATTTCCGGCGACACTCGCGCCTTTACGTTAAAATCATCCTCTGCCTTTTTCTTAAAAATCATATTAAACCACCTCTTGATCGTTGCTATTAGTCCCATTTACTCACCTGCCAAAATATCATGCGCTGTTACCTCGTCTTCTCCATAATGTCTCTGTCGCATATCTGGTTGCATCTATAAAATGATTGTCCCTGTCTGGGTATCCGCTGATGATATTACCGTCCTTGTCGCGATCATACTCATATTTCTTAAATTCTTTTCTTGCTCCTGGTGTTCTTTTGGGGTCAAATACCAGCTTTTTCCCTTGTAACCACTTCATCGAGTATTCGACACTGCCAGGACCTTTGATTGCATCCCTCGCCGGAAGCCCTTCATCTCTATAGTCGCTTGTTGACTTCTTTTCTGCGCTGTCGCAAGTGATGGTATAATCATCATATCCACGCTGTTTGATCTCAGCAGCAGTCTCGATGTTTTTCTTTTTGTTCGCCCCGTACTCATCTATAAAATAAATGGTCTCTCTGGCCGCATCGTAATGGACACGGACAAATGCAAATGGATCTGGGAACCATCCCCAGTCAACCCCTTGATGTATCCGGTCAAAGCCTGCAATTTCTTCGTCTGTGATCTCTCGCTCTTCGATAAATTCAAAGACATTGCCACCATTTCCATTAGCTACACCCATATACTCGTTATCGTATGCAGCAGGATTGACCTCTTTTAGATGCTCAGCATCATTGATAAACTGTTCGCCCAGCCAGTCCTCCGGTACATCCTTATACGTACTATGCACCACCAATGCATCCGGATCTTTCTCCTGCGCTTCCTCAGTATACTCATTTGCCCAGTTGTTCTTACTCCGCGGTGGGTTAAATGACTTAAATCTATACGCCTTGTCACCGCCTCGGATAGCAGACTGCTGGATGTTTCGGATCTCTTCCGGTCCTGCAAACTGGTCCAGCTCTTCAAACCATACAATACCGATATATCCAAATTCCGGCTTGATAGATTTAATCTTCAGCGGATCATCAGCACCGCGGAAGTAAATCTTCTGCCCGGTAGGTTTATATGTAATCTCAAATGGACTTGTCTTAAACTTAAAATCGGAATCAAGGCCGAGCTTAGAGATTCCCCATTTGAGCTGTGCATACACGGAATCCTTGATTGTGTTCCCGACTTTTCGCATTACAAGTGCATGCATATCTGGATGATTTTTCAGCAGCTCTGGGATGATGCATGATATTACAGAGGACTTTGTGGATCCTCGACCGCCTGGGAGAATATATTCTGTATGCTTTCCGCGCCGGATATCCCGGATCATCGGATGAAATACATCTGCAATCACATCAAGGTCCATGTGGTACTCTCCTGCGCTTCTGGCGGCTTCTTCTGCCTTTGCCTGCTCTTCTCTCTGCTCTTTGATGGTTAATGCCTTTTCCAGATCTGACATGGCTTTGAGCTGTTCCCCAAACGCAGGATTGAAGCCAAAGGAATCTTTGACTTCACCTTTCGCAATCTGCGTCCTGCGTTTCTGGATCTCAGCTAAAGACATGATATCAGTGCCGTTGATCTTGTCGATTCTAGCCTGATGCTCGGCAATATATTCCTGCACGTCAGCATTCTTCAACAGCCTGCATCCTTCCT